GTTTGGTAGGGCGAAAATACGGGGGTTTCGTACTCTTGTGCCATACTCTTGAGTGCTTTACTAACTTCTATCTGCTCTGTCCAATCATACTGTCCCCCACGGGAAGGCATGCTAGAACGTTTGACTTGGTTGATATAATCAACGATAATCACGCCAACATCAAGTTTGCTTTTGACTTTTTTGTCAAGCTCAGATCGTATTTTAGAGATAGTTAAGCTGGGGTCATAGATAACATCCAACTGCTGAGTCGGGAGAAGCTCACAGTTAGTTTTTAGTTTATCATGAAACTGTTCAAAGTTCCGATGCTCTCGGTACTCTGCAAGTCTCTCTTGACTATCGCTATATCTTCCTGCCCACCAACCGGCCACTTGTTCCCACTCAGGTATACTGAGGTTCTTCGTACGAAGTCGAGAGAAAGGTATGCCTGTCGCAATCGAACAACACCGTTGCAGTATTGCACGACTATCCATCTCAATAGTGAAATATAGGGCGGACTTACCAGAAGCATATACTGAGTTAGCAATATTAGCACAGGTAATGGATTTCCCTGCCCCTCGACGTCCTCCGACAAGGATCAAGTCTCGGGGGGAGAACGTGATCTCTTGGTCGTAGTCCATATTTAAGCCTAGAGGCAGGTACTTCCCAAGTTCATCATCTGGCTCAAACAAGGGAATACGTTGCATACTCTCTTGTGGTTCTTGAAGTTCTACTTTTTCTTCGATATCAAGAACTATTTGATGAAGATGATTTACGGACTCTTCCGCATCCTCAAAGGATATGGAGTTGTCAACGTAATCCTCAAGAGAGTTGAGTATCTCTTTCTGAGTATACTCATTCTTGAGGTATTGCAGAAGCATATAGGGTTCAGCTTCTACATCGACAGCATCTATTGCAAAGAGTAATTCTTTGGTGGATGTGTCACGGATCTCGAATTTAAGATCCTCAAGGGTGGGGAGTCGATGAAACTTCTCGCAATGCTTATCGATCTCTGTGAAGAGGCGATGGTATGCAGAAGGCAAATAGTGCTTGCGAGTGGAAGACCAAGACTCAAAGTCTTGCAGGTCTAAAACTTGCTTCAAGTAAGCACTTGCTATGTTCAACGATTCCCCCGATAAGAGTACAGCCGCAGTAACCCCTTACCACGGCTGTAGAATTAACACTATTTAATTAGGATGCTGCTGCTTTTTCTTTCTTAGCCGCACCATCATAGTCAGACGCTGTTAACCCTCTTCGAGTTAGCATAGTCTTAACACCTCTTGCAGTTTTACCGATTTGCTCTGCAATCGCTTCAACTGTCATCTCAGAAACGTCGCCCAAGTCTGCGAGAGGGTCGCTCTTTGCAGATCCTTTGGTATGTTCCTGACGGGGGATAGCATCAATGTCACCAGAACGAAGTAGGCTGAGAGCCTTTCCTCGTACACTGTTTACACTTCGGTCAAGGGCTTCTGCGATTGCTTCCACAAACGCGCCTTCATTGACCATAGATACGAAAGTCTCTTCCTCGGAAGGTGAGTAGGTTCGTACAGTCTCCACTTTAGGAGCTGGTTTTACATGGTCAGTAAGTTCCATTGAAAGAATCTTACCTTGAATTGACTTAGCACTGAATGCTCCGCCTTCAAAGTTATCTGCAATTTGAGCATAGGTATACTCACCGCTGTTGTCAGAAACAAAAGCTGCAAGAGTAGATTCTTGACTTTCAGAAAAAGCACGAGTGCTTTTTGCAGAAGCAAGTTCTACTTCATAACCCATTTTTCTCAGTTTGCTAGAAACTGACCGTGTAGTAGTCTCAAGATTTTCTGCTGCTCCTGCAACAGTATCTTGGGATACTGGGGATTCATCACCAACGAAATTTGTGAGCTCGCTGGTACGCTCGTCTGTCCACTTAGGCAAGGTTGCCATTCTGTTCTCCTATCAAATCAATTAGATTTGTTATTATTGTAATGCCCTTATCTTGGGCTTGTTTTGTTTTTGCAGATTCAATACCGGACTCATTTATTAAATAAACAATATCCTTTGTCATAGAACTCTTTACTTGATAACCTGCATAAGAAAGAGCTTTAGTTGCTTCTGCTTTTGTTTTAAAAGTAGAAAGTTTACCACTAATACATACTGCACCTTTATTATCTTCGGAAATCCTTGCAGTTTCAAATTCCCAATCAAAAGGTAAGTTTTGTAGTTCACTTTGGAACTCTTCTTCGTACCAGTTAAGTAAATTTTCTGTTGCTTTCGGCCCAAGACCTGCTGCATTACAGTTGTCCTCATTGAGTTCAAAAAGATTATTGAGTTTTGTGGACAATTTAGTTGCTGCTGTCTTTCCGATCAACGGAATACTAAATGCAGGCAATACATCATTCATTTTAGAACTTTTCGAGTGATTTATTTGCCGCAAAAGACTTACTGCAAGTTTTTCAGAGGAAAGAGCATCTCTAATCTCTAGGTAAGTCATATCGTAGATAGACTGAAAAGAGGAGAGGCCTAGCTTCTCGATGCTCTTCGGGCCAAGGCCCTTTATCTTTAGCGATTTTGCAAAATGCTCAATTCGTTTCTGAACTTGTGCAGGACACAAAATATATGTGCAATAAAGCATATCGTTTCTCCACTCAAGTGGGCTACCACAAGAGGGGCAAACTTCGGGTGCTAGTATTGCTTGCATAAAG